TCATTCAACAGCAGCTTCTGGATCTATTTCTGGAGTTAATCAAGCAGCTTGCATAGATTGTTCTGGATTAGCAGCATCCATATTTGGAGCAGCATCAGGAGTACGAGCTCAATTCATCATTTCTTGAAGTTCCTTATATAATTCTTGTTTAGAATCTGCTACTTCGTTGTCGTCGGTTCTTAATACGTCTATATGATTTAGTTCTGCTAAATCTAAAATTGCTTTTTTCTTAGGTATAACTGATTCTAGATCAGGATCATTTTGATAAGCTATAGTTACTTGTTGTAATTCAGTAAAGAATTGCATTTTTTGAGCTTTTTCTACTTCATTAATAGTAGGAGTATTTAAATCTGTACTAACATCTATTCTTATTTCTCATCTAATTTTTTCAGGAGTAACTTCAAATATTTTCTTTAATCAAGATTTTTTAAATTTCTTTCATTGTACTTCTGTAGTCTCTATAGTAGGATAAGTTGCTTCTTTTTCTTCTGTAGGTTCATTATTATCATTTATATTTACTAATTCTCTAACCATTTTTAATGGATAAAACATTTGTAAATTATCTTTATGTAAATTAGCTACTCTTTCAAATGCAGCATCTCTGTTTTTTAATACAACATTAACTCTAGCTAAAGAACTTTCTTTTTGTACAGCTGTTTGATATGCTGTTTGTTGAGGTTCTCATAATATATTCATTATATCTATTCAAACAAATATAGCTATCTGTTTAAATAATTCTTGTAAATATGTAAATATAGCTTGATTAGGTGGAGTTCAATTTAATTGATGGAAATTTCATTGTAAATTACCTTTGAACTTCATAAATTGATTATTATAAGCGAATTGATTTCAATCGAAAGTTAATCATGAACCTAATGCTATTGTTTCTTGATTAGATTTTTTAACTGATTCCATTAACATCTCTCTTAGTTTATTTATATCTGATTTAAATGTAACTAAGGCTTCACATAATCAATAACCATATATACTAAATAAATTTTTACCATATTGTCTAGGAGTAAATGGTATAGAATGACTAGCATTAAGAATAGGGTGTTTCTTTATTAGTAAACTTTCATTAGCTATTTCATAATATCTATCTAATTTAGTATTCCAATATTTAGTTATTTTAACATATTTAGCTTCACCATCTCATCTTTCTTCATTAATAACGAATGGTTTATAATCATCTTCTCTAGTTTTAGTAGCAACTATAGAATCTAATTTATCATTCTCATAGCTATTATCTAAATAGAATTCTCTAAATTCTTCATAAGTAATATATGTTTCATAAATACAATCAATAGCATCTTCTATTTTTTTAGCTCTTTCATCTATCCATAAATATCTAATATCTATATTTTCTAATGATATATCAGATTTAGTTTGTAATTTTTTTTGAAATTTAATTTTATCTTCTTCATCAACTCAATCAAAATCTTCTATAACTCTATATTTTCTTTCATATCAATTATAAATCCAAGATGTTCAAAATATTCATGTTAAGTATTCATTATCTAATATAACAGAATCTCTATTATTAATAGACCAATCATCTTCCCATACTTTTTCTAATACTTGAGATTCAAAATCATAATCTATTCATGAATTAAAATTATAAGTAGTTGGTCTTTTAACAGCTTCAGCTACGAATAATTCTATAATAGCTCTTTCTAATGGAACATTACTTGAACTTCTTCAATCAGAATAAGGTACGAATAAAGCTTCGTATTGTTTTTGATATTGTTTCCAACTCTTATCCATTTGTGTTCTTTTTGAAGCCATTAATCTTTTTCTTGTAGCAACAAATCAAACAACATCCTCATCATCTTTAGATTGAGTGTAATTCTTTGCCATTGGTTTTAATAACTGATCAATAGTTTCTAATTCTTTCTCTGTATTTTTTGAACTATTTTCTACTAACATAATTTTTAGTTAATGATATATTATATATTTTATCAATTTATAATTCTTTGTAAACTGTTTTTAATTCTCAAGTAAGTAAATCTCTCTCTTCTACTGCTATTCTTCTAGCAGGTTCTTTAAATTGTTTTTCTTGTTCCATTATCCAAACTATTCAATATTCCATAGCTGTTCTATAATGAGAACACCAATCATGAATAGGTAAAGTAGCAGCTGTTGTTCTATTAGTATTTTCTTTAATTTCAGGGTATCTAGAGTTTTGTATAGCAGAACTAAAATCAGAACAGATTTCACTTACTATCAAATTATTTATATTAGATTTAGTTATTTGGATTTGTTCTTTTTTATTTCTATTTCAAGGTATATTAAGAAATATTCATACATCTTGATAATAACCAAATATAGTATTATCTCAAACAGTTGTATGTGTATCATAACAATCACTAATAAATATAGGAGTTTTCATTTCTTTATATTTATTATAAAACTCTAATTGTTTATTAGTCATAACAATACTAGGTTTTTTAGCCATTATTTCTGCCATTTCTCTAGGACTACAATTAAATTCACAATTATCTATTATATAAATATTATGTTCTTTCTTCTGTGCTATAATAATAGCATGAGGATCTGCTCATCAATGACTATTATCCATAAATACATATAGAGGTAATGTATAATCATATTCTATAACTTCTGTTCATGATTTAAAATCAGGATAAACTCTTCATTCAAGTGCAAGATTATAATCTATTTCAAGTTCTTGAGCAATTTGAGGTATAGTCATTCATTTTATTCTCCATTTATACCATTCTTCAGTATAAAAAGGATTTTCTGACCAATGACAACGATGATACCTCATTTTACCATCTAAAGCCATTTTCCTCATTCTATAATATTCATTTCATTCTCAATTTGGTGTAGAATTAAAGAATCTACAAGGTGTACTTGAAGCAATACTCATATTAATAGCTTGAGCATATTGCATAAAAGCCATTTCATCAAATATAGCAAATGATACAGTACCTCATCTTCAAGCATTAGGATTAGCAGATTCTCATTTAATAACTCAAGTTCAATCTCAACGTGAAATAACTTGAGATTTATTATGAGCTGTTCAGGTTTCTTTCTCTAATCATTCAGGTAATATCCATCTTGGTAAAGCTCTGATCATAAATCTAATCTTTTCAAAATGTGATTTAATATCTCCAGCTTTATCAACTTCATCTTGTTTCATAGATATATATAAACTCTTCATATCATGAAATACATAAGCATACAATTGTAATCCTGCAAATATCCATGAAAATCACATCTGACGAGATTTTTCACTAAATATATCTGTAGGTTCTGTTCTTTCATCTACTGGTTTACTTCACATAAGAATTGCATCCCAAGCATCTAATATGAATTCTCTTTGGAATTCAAATAGCATAAAAGGTATTATATTTCAGTATTTTTCAGGTATTAATCAAGCATTACGATCAGTTGTAAGAAAATTATCGAAAAAATATAAAGGATCTCTTTTACATATAGCAAGAAGAGCTTGCTTAACTTTATCATTTTTCTCTGATTCGTTAAGTAATTTAGCTCTTTGTAATATGTTCTCTTCTAACTTTATAAGATGTTTCATTATTATTTAATTTTATTAGGTTTAGTAATAGATTTAGCTTGTTTATAAAATTTATTAGCATCTATAATATTTTTAGTGTCTAGTGAAACAATCCAATCAGCATTAATATCACCTGCAATATTTATATTATTTAGTTTTACAGCATCATATCACTCTAATTTAGCTTTATCGATTTGTTTATTCATAATGTCAGGATTTCTTCTTGAATTAACATTAATAATTTTAATTTTCTTAGGATTAATTACTACACTTTTAACAATTCATTTAGTTCATTTATCTTTTCATAACCTATTTGCAATAGCATTGGCTTCTTTTTTTAAAGAAGTAAAATATATTCATCAACTACTTCAACCAACACCATTAACTCATTTATCTATAAATGTATCAAATTCTGTTGCTGTTCAATGATAATAAACATTTTTACTATTATCTATAAATTCATCAGCACTCTTATACTTCTTAGCTTCACTTACTAACTCATCTACCTTACTTACCTTAGGAGTTTTAATTATATTAGGTTTAGTAATAGGTGTTTTAGATAATTTAATTACTTGATGTTCTCATTCTTTTACTATAGATTTTACATAATAATCTCCAGTAGGTAACCATACTTCTTTTTCTCGTATATTAACTGTCATTCAAGCATTTGGTTTCTCTATTTCATATAATGTTTTTCAAAAGAATTTAGCATGTTCTTTATCTAAACTAGCTCTTTGTGTATTTTTAAAATCTTTAACCAAATCTCATATTTTAAAATCTTGTTTAGAATAAGCTCACCTATAAGCGGTTTGATTAGTCTTAGGTAAAGCTTTATATATAGATTGTCTTATACTTTCAAGTGTTCAAGCCTCAGGGTCTCTGATTACCTCTACCATAGATTTAGCTTCTTGTTTAGTTAATCATAACTTAGAATAATATTTAGCATAATCTAGATTGAAATCAGAAGAGTAAGGTCATCCTGATAAATTACCATCCATTAAGTCTTCTGCTTTTATAATTATATTTTTTTCTCATTTTCAGAATAAATCTTCTCAGAATTTTTTATAATCACTTCATTTTAATTTAACATCATCCATTACAGAAACATTACTTACTTTAGGTTTAGTAATAGATTTTGTTACTTCTTCCATATGAATAATTTTCGTAATGTCATCTATTAGTTCATCCATTGAATTTAGGGTTCTTTTCTGTATATCAGTAATTTTAAATCTAGTATTTGGTTTAAATAATATTTCAGCTTCATCTAGTTTATAATCACTCCATCTTGATATATTTTTTCAAGTTTTACCATTTATAATAAATAAAGTATCTCATCTAAAATTAGAAGGTCATTCTAATCATTTAGTAGTTGATGTAAATCATTTATCTTTATAAATATCTCAAATTTTTAAGTCATCTATAAATTTTCATTCTCAATACCATCTATCAGTAATTCTTGAAACAATTCATTCATGATTAGGTAATTTTTCTAATCAGTCATTTATTAATTTTACATTCTTATCAAATATTCATTTTCTTAAATGATTATTTATTCATTCTCATATATCATTATTTGCTCATCTTGTATATTTTTTTATAGCTGTTATTTCATTATCTGTTATTTCATTATTTGTCATTCAAAACAATGATGTTTCTTTTTTTGGAACTTTAGGTTTATTAATTACTTTTGGTTTAGTAATAGATTTAATTAATTTGTTTCAATTTATATATATTTCTCTATCATCTAAAGTATCTACTATATCTCAAGCATATATGTCTTTCTTATTAATCTTATATTTTTTAGGTGTTCAAAACCTTTCAGCAGCTGTTTCACTAAAAGAATAACTATTAATTCAAACAGTATCTCAACTTCTATAAACTGTAACTATATCAGGTATTTCGTTATAAGGTTTTCAATAAGGTATAACCAAACTTTCTTGTCTTATTATTTCTTTTTCTGGAGTTTTATTCTTAAAAAACTGTTCTAATTTATTAAATCATTTTGTACTTCTAGTAGCATGCATTCATTCTCATTTTACTATAATATCTACAATATCTTCGTAATCATTTATCATTTTTTTTCATTCTGTAGATTTATATAATTCAGAATAAGTTTTTGGTTTACCTATTATTTTAGGTTTAGTAAATGGAGATATTCAACTAGGTTTTTTTAATACAGGAGCTTGTCATTTAATTATTCTTATTACTTCAGGAGTTAGTTTTAAAGCAGGTTGTTTTACTGAATTATCAACAGTTATTTGTTCTATTTTTCAAGTTTTATCTCAATGATGTATGTTCCATCTATTTGTTATAATATTATCAAGTTTATGTTTTGCATAGGATATATCAGTTCATTTTTCAAGAATAATAGGCTTTTCTCATTTAAAAACTATTTGATAAGTTTTATATTTATCTCAC